CACGTTAATGGTTGACTGTAATCAACATAACGTTTCAATTCGTCAATAAGTTGCTCTTGCATTGCTTTAGATTCTGACTTCATTGCAGTACCATTTAATGTAGTTCCACCACCGGGGCCTGCAATAGTACCAAACTTTTCACGTGCTTCACCTATAATGCCTTTTAGAACGGCAATTACAAAGTCAGCAATCCAAACGCCTGCACCCGGATCTTGTAATAGTACTTCTTCTGTGCGCTGGATGTCAGCCCAAATAAGAACTCTTTCTCCAGTACCTTTGGGGTCACGAACAATACGAATAACTTTTGTGACAGGGTCAAATGTATAAACTACGTAGCCACCAAACATACGTGCGGCTAATTCAACATATCCTGCATAGAAGTCATATGTTGCCATACCGCCTGAGGAGTTGTAGTTCAATAGGTACGTATTTAAAATTGCACTACTGAAAGGGTCAAATGAACTAGAACCGGGACCAGTTTCTAAGCCAACTGTTCTACGATATAAACAGCGAACATTAATAAATTCTTGAGGTAGGGTATATGTATCTACGTTCTTAACAATAGTCATTAATGTATATGATTCCGCGGTAGCATTCTGAGCCCTTTGTCTATAGGTCTTTATAGCATAGTTATATGCTGCCTCATAATGCTCAGGGTCTAGTTCTAAATCAATGATGCCATCACCTAAGCGGTATCTAATGTTTTGAAACATTGTTTGTTTTAATTCATCTAGGGTTAAGCCATTTGGAGTAGAGAGGATATTGATTGCCATGTGTAGTTACCTATTATGTATTATTTATCAGGAATAAATGTTTAGATATTCTTAGGCAATGGCGAGTAGATAGAATCTACTCAAACCAAAGGAACATTCTTGAGGCGTTCAGGCGACGATGAATTAAAAGATTATGGCGGAGGATTGTCTATGTCTCGCCGACCCCGTGAAGGGACTTTTCCGTATTCGCTGTTATGATAGAACATGATTCATCGTGAAGTTCTATCCAGCCCAGGTTCTCTATCGCAATTACTATGACCTGGCAACTATCAACTATTAAGATATGGGAAACGTTACTCAACAAAGGTGAGGCGTTTAAAGCATCCAAGGGTAGTCCCATAAATATTGCGTTGGCCACGCACTCTACCGCCACACCACTATGAGGACGGATTATAGCCACACTTTGAGGTGGTGGATTACCTATAAACCAATTATTGTGTCAACAAATCAAAGACTGTGGCATACTCATATGTAGCCCAGTTATCCATGTCAACATATGATATTACATTGCGCCGATATACGGTTTTGAGCCAAACTCTATTACCGCGTATCTTTATTGGATGCCAAGCAAACCATTTATGCCAAGGTTCCACTTCTATCTTTCTAGCGTAAAGACGGGAGTCAAATATCACCGTCTTTGCGATTTTCTGAATAGGTTGCGTCAAAACTGCCACCGGGGTAGCGACTTTCTAGCTTACGTACATTCTCATTAATTACTTCATTGGGGTCTAACTGAAGTGCCCTGCAGGCGTTAACCCAGTACCACATTACATCACCGAGTTCACGCTTCATGTGAAATACGTTTTCCTCAGTCAATGGTTTACCTTGAAAGAACATCTTTTTAGGAATCTCGCAGAACTCACCTGTTTCTGCCGCTAAGCCTAATGCCGCTGTCAGTAACAACGGGACATTAATATCAGGTCCATGCTTACCATCGGTATAGTTAGCATCTAGTTCGTCTAGCCGACTCATAAATGTCGTCAAGTCGTTACTAGGCTTACTTGTCACAGCCTCTACAAAATCTTTGTATTTGTTTAAATCAATATTGCTCATTAAAATGCTTTCAAAATAATCATACCTTCATTAAAGCGTCCATTGGGTGTTGTTGCGACTGCTTTAATGTCACTAAAGTACTTACGAGCCGCGGGCTTGCTTCCCATAACTTCTTTAATCTGCTCACCCGGCTTACGCAGGGTTTTAACTTCACTCTTTGTAGTGTCAAAGCCCAATAGTGTATTACCTTTTACAGTAAATGTTTTACTGTAGTCATCGGCAATATAGTGATGTAGCTTGCGCTTTGCTGAATCATATACCCATGCTTCGCTTGCACCATGTAATTTTACAGGACTGATTGATATCAAGTCAAGCTTAGTGGCTACATCTTTAAACGTTTTCAAGTACTTCAACTTAGACACAATCTTTTCAACGGGTACTGCTTTGCGTTGACGAGGAGCCTTGCTTGCTTTTTTAACTGAGATGTAAGCATTCAAATCGGTCAACACTTGCTCAATGAATTTGACCGTGTTTCGTACTTGAATCTTTGTGAGGTGACTATATCCCTCAATCAATTGTTTATCTTTGCCTTCTTGTAGATCGGCAAATTCTGTTTGCTTGCGTTTCCAAATGTCAGTAATCAAACTGATATGTTGTGGCATTACATTAAATCTAGCAACAACATCCATTGTCTTTGACTTTGTTTTTCCCTCAGTAACAAATTCATCGAATACCGCTTCCAACTCACCTGCGGCATCTTTTGCTTTCTCACGCAAAATGTCTTGAATATTAGGGCGAGTAGAAACTTCAACTACCTCACTAGAATTTTCTACCACTTCGGGTTTATGAAGTGCTTTCATTAGTCTGGAGACCTCATTCTCAAACTTATTATTTTCACTTTCATTAAGTTCAAGACCTCGTAACTTCATACGTGCGAGCCAGCCATATGTATTAATGAATTCATTGTCTGCTACTTTACGCATACTTTTTGCTTCGACTGTACGATTAGACAGTTCTAAGTATTGGCACATGAGTTCTTTGGCATCTTTTTTGCCATAGAAACAGTTGTACCAAGTGAATGCGTTAGAAAGTGCTGTAAAACGCATACTAGGGTCGGGTTGTAGAACGAACAAAGGCTCGCTACCCATATATTGCGTGTCGGGGCTTCTTGGATTCAGTGCTTTAACTTGAGAATGATCTTCGGTGTTGCGTTTACGTGTAGCCATGTGGCACTCCTTTACAGTGATTTATCTATTATAGCACCGTATCCACTTATTGTCAACCTTACGGGAAAGTGCGTTTGTTGTTCTGGAATTTGCGATAAATAACTATATGCCAAGATTATCCCTATACCATCCGATAAAATCAAATGATTACCGATTTTTTGATAAAACCATTTCGCAGATGTTTACTGCGGGTGCTACTGACCTATATGTACATAAATATTTAGGTCCTACTAATCAAGGCGCGAGTATTGATTATACTCAACCAGAATATGCAGAATTAAACCCCACAAACATCCAAGATTTATTATTCTTAGAAAACAGGGATAGAACATATGACCCTAATATTTATAGATTACGTGGTCATTATAACGTACAAAATTTAGATTTTGATTTAAGCCAATTTGGATTATTCTTAAACAATGATATTATATTCATTACTGTTCACTATAATGACATGATTGACTTAGTAGGTAGAAAGTTAATGGTGGGTGATGTTATTGAACTGCCCCATTTATTAGATTATAACCCATTAAAAGAAACTATTCCGGTAGCACTAAAAAGATTCTATCAAATTACTGACGGTAACTTTGCTAGTGAAGGATTTAGTCCTACTTGGTATCCGCATTTATGGCGCATTAAATGTGAGCCATTAGTTGATAGTCAAGAATTTAGTCAAATTCTCAATGAGCCTATTAACCAAGATAATTATCTTGGATTATGGGATAAGGATAAAACATACCCTGCAGGATATGTTATCAGTTACGGAGATAAAAATTATATATCTAAAATTGAAGTACCTATAGGAATTGCACCACCGAATAATACATATTGGGAATTAGATACTGCACAAGACTTAAAAGATATATTATCAACATACAATAAAAATATTGATATCAATAATGCTAACTTGGAAGAAGCAAAACGTAACTTGCCTAAAGCAGGATACGACCGTAGTCAATTGTATATTGTACCTACATATGGTGAATATTCTGAGAACGGGGTCACATCAGGTAAGAACAATCAACCGGCGCCTCCTGTTAATGTAAACACTAATGCTAGTGGAGCACCTATAACAGTGACGGGTACTGTTGCGATGATGCGTAATCCTAAATATAAAAATGCTAGTCCGGTAATTCGCATACCTAAAAATGCAGTAAAAAGCATTTGGGATATGACTGCTGACACAGCCTTTGGAGCTGATCCAATTGACGCATTTGTTCAAATGAGTTTAGAAAGCTTAGAACTTGCTCCAGAGGCTATTGGTAATGGTTCAGGTCCATTGCAAGGTGATCGTATTCTTGTAGCACAATCACTGGGAGTTATTACTGGCCCGTACGGTACGGCTGACAACACATATGCTACTGCTGACCAGAACCCTGAATTGCCAGGCTTTACCGGTACCGTGTCTACACAGATGGACTTTAGAGCAGACTGTGATCCAGCATATCAATATATCGCACGTAGTAGCCCAAGAAGCTTTGGTTATACTACAGGTTACTTATCAGGTGATGGTCAAGCACCTAATGGATTCCCTACAGGTGCAGGCATAGCATTCCCGCAAAACCCAAAAGTAGGGGATTACTTCTTACGAACAGATTATTTCCCTCAGTTGTTATATCGTTGGGACGGTAAACTTTGGATTCGTATTTCTACGAATGTCCGAACAGAAACAAGCTTTAACGCAACAAATACATCACAGTTGTCAGGCTTCATAAATAATGAACAACAGACAGTATTGACTAGTGGAACAACAGTACCACAGTCTCAACCATTGTCAAGCATATTACAGTTAACGCCTGATGCTATACCACCGAGAACCAATTTATAATGGCACAATTTTTCTACGACAATCAGATTCGCAGATTCTTATTACAGTTTGCAAGAATCTTTAGTAACTGGCAAGTTACTAAAGGTAAAGATCCTGCGGGTAACGAGATACTAGTTCGTGTGCCAGTTATGTATGGTGATAGCAGTCGTCAGGCTGCAACTATTTTAGCTAATAACAGTGCGAGCAATCTACCTAGTGCACCACTAATCACATATTATATTACTGCATTAGAGTATGACCAACGTAGAACGCAAGATCCTACGTTTGTTGACAGAATTAACGTGCGTCAACGTGCATATAACGCAGACACACAACAATATGAGCAAGTACAAGGACAAGCATTTACAATTGAGCGACTAATGCCTGTACCGTATACGTTGCGACTAACTGTTGACTTTTGGACTACCAACTACAATCAGAAACTAGAGTTGATTGAGCAACTAGGTACTTTATTCAACCCATCATTAGAAATTCAAAGTACTGATAACTTCATTGATTGGACTTCATTGAGTGTCGTGTATCAAGATGGCCTTACCTTTACAAGTCGTACTATTCCGCAAGGTACAGGTAATCCAATTGATGTAATGTCTTGGAAGTTTTATATACCTATCTGGCTAAGCACATCTAGCAAATTGAAGAAGATGGGTGTTATTGAAAAGATTATTGCTAGTATCTACAAAGGAAAGGCACTAGACGATATCCAAGATGATGACTTATTATTAGGCACTCGTCAAAAGATTACGCCATATGGATACAAGTTGTTGTTGATAGGTAATAGCTTACAGTTGTTACCTGCTAATGAAGCATTTTACCCTTCTAATGAAGATTTAGATTTACCACCATCACCTAATACTAGTTTATATTGGACTAGTTTACTGAACGTATACGGAACAGTAAAACCTGGCATTAGTCAAATTTGGTTACAAAATCCATTCATGACTACTGAGATTGTGGGTACAATTGTCCCTGATCCAATTGATGATAGACTCTTGATATTTAATATTGACCCTGACACCTTACCTCAAAATACACTAGACCCAGTTGATAGCGTAATAAATCCCTTATTAGTAGGTCCTAATGCAGGATTGCCAGGACCAGTGAATGGTCGCAGGTATCTAATAGTTGAATCTATTGGCTCAGAGGGTGATTCTACTTTAGCATGGGGAAGTGTAATAGCAAACGCAAATGACATTATTGAATATAGCACAGCCACCAACTCATGGGAAGTTGCATTTGATAGTCAAAGTGCGACAACAGTGGAATATGTTACTAACTTAACAACCAATGTTCAATATAGATATACTGATTCAATGTGGATGAAGAGTTACGAAGGTTGGTACGATCAAGGCGATTACTCAATAGTAATTTGATGACTCGCCTCTCATGCGATAAATTAACATATGAGTAATATATCAGCAGGAGTATTTTTTTATTGTATCAATACCAAAAGATACCTGTACCTATTACGAACAGACAGTAAGAATCCAGGCAACTGGGGCATTCCTGGTGGAAAGATAGAAGAAGACGAAACTCTATTTGAGGGCATAGCCCGTGAATGTGAAGAAGAACTTAAATATTTTCCTAACAAGGCAAAACTAATACCCATACAAAAGTTTGTAAATCATACGTTCACCTACCATACTTTTTTCTGTGAAGTTGACACTGAATTTACACCTATACTAAATGATGAACATTGCGGGTATGCATGGGTAGGTGAAAGTCAGTATCCCAAACCATTGCATCCGGGATTGTTCAGTACAGTTAATTTTGATATCGTGCAAGACAAATTAAACACATTAACAAAAAAAGAGACCTAAGTCTCTTTTTTTATTTTAACAATTTAGCTATTGTCTCAAATCCAAGTGATCCTATCACTATGCCCGCGCCCATCATCATCCATCTCCACTTTTCTAAAGCAGAAATTTTTGATCCTAGTTCTTTATGTGCCTTAGTATCTTCTTCACGCATTTCTTTCAACATATCTCTAGTTTCAGTTGCGTTACGGTCAAGACATTCGTGCATATCTTTAATACTAGATTTGATTTCGCTGACATCTTGTTCAATATTTTTAACTTGAACTTGAAGTACAGCGATTTCAGTTTTAGTAGTCTGTGCTGGCATGTTGATAGTTCTAGACATTATGCGCTAGCGATTTGTACCAATGAATATGGTTGACCTGCATCAGCATTAGCGACTGCGGCTGTATTGAATGTTACATATGCTGGTGTAGCATTAGCAAGTACAATGTTACCTGTAGCAACTGGACCCGATGTAGCAGTAAATAACTCAGCAGTGTGGTCAGAAAGACTCTGAACTGTTTGAGTAGCACTGTTAGCATATGTAGCTAGAACACGCATTGTATTTGGTGTTAACGCTGTATTAGCAACGTTAGCCATATAGCACTGTGCCGTTAAACCGCTAGTGGCACCTGTTACAAGATACTTCTGCTTACCTTTTTGACGAACAATAAATCCTGCTTCGTCATTTGCGTAAACAAATGCGGCGCCAGTTGAGGCAACTGCGGCGTTTGCAACTAGTTCAACTACATCTTGTTGTGCATCAGGTGTGCCCGTAG